CCTTTAGAAGATGAAAGGAATAAGATAGAAAGGGATATAACAGATAAATTTACATCAGCAAGCAACGCAGGGAAATTCTTACTTTCGTTCTCAGATGACAAGACTAGAGCACCTGAAGTACACCCTTTAAATACATCAGACTTATCAGACCAATACTTAACGCTTCAAGCTCTTTTAGTTCAGAATATTCTTACAGGACACAGAGTAACCTCTAAGACACTTTTAGGTATAGACTCAGACAATGGTTTCTCTAGCAATGCTGATGAGCTTTTGAATGCAGCAAATTTCTATCAAAATACTGTAATTAGACCTTTTCAATTAAACATCTTAGATACTTTACAATCTATTTTTTCAGTTAATCAAATAGACTTACCTGTAAGTTTTGTTCAATTAAAGCCTATTACTATTCAATTTGACTCAGCTACTATTAGGGATGTAATGACTCAGGATGAAATACGAGAGGAACTCGGATTAGCTCCATTAAACGGAGAAGAACCTGTAGAAGTTAAAGAAGATTTGTCGGCAGAACAAAATAAGTTAGATTTATGGATTCAAGAATTTGGAGAAGATATGCCTGATGATTGGGAGTTGGTAGAGGAAGAAGTGGTAGATGGAGAGCATAGGGACTTTAATTTTGAAGAAGTTTTAAATGAAATTGCAAATGATAAATTAGAGCTAGCTTCAGATGTAAAAGCTACACCGAACAAAAGAAGTAGTCAAGATGGAGTTAATAGGTCATACAATGATTTTTATAAGGTTAGATATGTTTATGCTACAGATAATTTCTTAACAAACAAATCAGGAACGAGTAGAGATTTTTGTAAGGACATGGTAGCTGCTAAAAAAATATATACTAAAGAAAATTTATCTAATGCAGATAGTCTGATCCTAAACAAAGGGTTCGGAATAGATGGAAAAGAACCTTATGATATATTTTTATTTAAAGGCGGACCTCAATGCAGACATTTCTTTTTAAGAAGAATTTATAAAACTTCTTTAAGGGGAGCAAAGAGTAAAATATCAGATAGCCAATTAATAGGATATACTAAGGCTAGGTCTGAGGGGTTCACAGCAGAAAGAAACGATAAGCTAGTAGCAATAGCTCCGCAAAGAATGAAAAATAACGGATACAATAAACCAAGATAATTATGCCTACAGGATATGTACTATTCATAAGTGAAATCAAGCTAAAAGACTCAACAGCCATTAACTTAAATGTTGATGTAGAATTACTACTTCCTTATGTACGCCAAGCACAAAAAGTGTATTGCGAGAGTAAGTTAGGGAGTAAACTTACACAAAAATTAAAAGATTTAATTATAGCAGGAACAGTTGGAAATGTAGGAAATGAATCTTATAAAACTTTACTTGATGACTACATTGGCGATATGCTTCCAAATTGGGGGCTGTATTTATTAGTACCTTTTTTACGTTTTAAAGTGGAGAATGGAAATATTTATTCAAAGACATCCGAAACAGGAACTGCCCTTAGCACAGAAGAAGCACAGCACTTTAGAGAAGAAATAAGAAACACTTCAGAATACTACACAGAACGAATGATAAGCTACATCACTAATAATCTTAGCTCATTTCCTGAGTACAGCACGAATACAGGTTCAGATGTAAACCCTTCAAAAAATGCTTACTTTAATGGATTACATATATAATGAAGAAACACTACAAACCAAAACAAATTAATATCACTAAATTAAAATCCTACTTGGATAAAAAGCCTAAAACAAATGAAAGAAGTACAAGACACAATACAGGTAGGAATAGTAAATAGTTCGGCTATATTTCTGAATGTTACAAATTGTAATGAAATTTTAACTTTTGTCAGTTTGGTTCTAGCAATATCTTATACAATATATAAATTTGTAAAATTTGAAGAAGAAAAATAGTATAGATCTCGTAATAATCCGAGATACATTCACAGATAAGAGTACAATTGGCGAACTCTTTTTGGATGGGGAAAGGCTCTGTGATACTTTAGAAAACCCTTGGCTAGACAATGCTAGGACTATTAGTTGTATTCCTGAAGGGGAATATTGTGTAAGGCTAAGGTATGCAAGGGAGTCAGGGACTAGGGACTACTTACACTTATTAGTCAAAGATGTTCCTAATAGAACATACATTCTTGTTCATATCGGAAATAAACCTGCTGACACAAGTGGATGCATCCTAGTGGGGTTGGGAAGTCAACAGGACTTTGTTAGTAACTCTAGGCTTGCTATGGACTTACTTATGAAAGAAATTATACATTTGGGGGGCGAAAACATAAATTTAATAATTAAAAAAAAAGTATCATGAAGAAATGGCTAATTTATCAGACACTGAAAAAGATGGTAACAAGTAAAAAATTCCTATATACAGTAGTGGGGATTATCGTACAACTATTAAGTGAAAAATGGGGAGTTGATCCTGAAGTATCACAAAACATTCTTTATTCTTTAGTGGCATTAGTAATCGGTCAAGGTATTGCTGATTCTAAAAAAGCATAGTTAAACACTATGTCTATAAGGAATAATAGATACAGATTAAAACCTAGCGAGTTAGCCATCATTCAGAAAATGCGTGAGTCAGAGGTTAGAAATATTCTAGTCATTGGCGACCTTCACGAACCTTTCTGTTTAGACGGCTACCTTGAGTGGTGCAAAGAACAATACAAAGTTCATAATTGTAACCAAGTAATTTTAATTGGAGATTGTATTGATTCTCACGGATTTTCTTACCACGAGCCTGACCCAAATGGGATGTCATCAGGATTAGAACTTGAAACGGCTATAAAGAAGATAGCTAAGTGGTATGAAGCCTTTAATAATTCTACTGTACCTAATGGAATAGATGTAATGGTGGGAAATCACGACAGAATGGCTAGCCGTAAAGCTATGTCAGGTGGTATTCCTTCACAATGGATTAGGTCTTACAATGATGTCTTAGGAACTCCTGATTGGAATTGGTGCGAATCTGTTGTATATGATGACGTACTATATGAACACGGAGAAGGAGGACAAGCAGCAGCGAAAGCTAAGAACAACTTAATGTCATCAGTTTGTGGGCATACTCATACATTAGCTTATGTACAATGGTTCGTTGGAAAACGGTTCAAAGTCTTTGGAATGCAAGTGGGATGTGGGGTGGACTCAACTACTTACGCAGCAGCATACGCAAAGAATTTTAAAAAACAATCTATAGGCTGTTCTGTAGTCCTTAACAATGGGACTCTACCAATCAACCTCTTAATGCCTTTATAGGTACACCCCTTTGCCTTTTAAGGCACTTTCTTTTCTTTTTAATACTAATATACTACACTTAACTTCTAATCTTTCCTAGAGTTAAAATCAATATTTATGATAATAAGTGTTTATAAGTTAGTTTAAAACATTAATTTTTGTATATTTGCAGTATGAAAACAATCAATATAGATACAATGAACTCACTAGAACAAAAATTATCAAACGAATTAACATTAAAAGGATTCTCTTTTACAGTTGGACAAGTTCAATTCGTAGCTAACTCAACTCATTGGATACTCCCTAAAGGAAAAACATTTAATCAATCTATGAGCGGCAGCTTTTACTTAGCTGAAATGGTTGAGAATTTCATTGACTTCTGTAACTTGACTAAATTTGAATCAGATTTTGCTTCACTATAATAATTAATAATGAAAAATCAAGAAAACATAATAACAATTAAAAACGACATGGTAATAAGCTACACCTATTAAAGATAGCTTAATTAAAACTCACAAAATGAAAAATTTTAAAATGAAGGAAGCAACAAGCAAACAGGAAGCTATTATTAGCTTGTTAGATGTACAAAATAATCAACCTATACTTTTACCTGACAATACAGTTTTAACTGAATACGGACTTAATTTATTAAAATTTCAAGTCGTTAGAGATTTATATATTAAAGTCAAATCAGCTTACTATAATTCTCAGGATAACTCAAAAAGATTTTAAGATGACAATACAAGATGCAGAATATTTAGAACATTCAACTTATGTAGATTATAATAAACCTCATTACTCTAAATTTATGGGCTACCAATTAGACAATAAAAAAGTAATGGCAGAGGAATGGTATTTAAAACCTCAATACTTATCTACAGGAATAAATACTTATGATAGGAAGTCAGGACATTTCAGTAACGACTTGAGCTATAACAACAGGTCAGTAATTGTAGTGGGAACTGAACTACAGAATTTTAGAAAATTTGAAGAAATGTTAAAGACTTATGGATGGCAATGTCAGGACTCTTGGGATAGAGAATTAAAACCTGAATACTTGGCATACTATAAAGAAAACAATAATTCACCAATAATAATAAATTTAATATAATGCCAATAGAAATGCAAGAAGAAAAACAAGATCTGATACACAAAAGAATGAATGATATAAATACATTCCAAGCACACGAAAATGAAGTTTATTTAAGAGGAACAGATGAGTACGGAAAAGACTTTCAAATAGTTTTCAGTGCTTTTGATTTTATAGAATGGATCGATACAGAGAACTTAGAATACATTAAAAAACAGGTCATTAAGTATATAGAAACAAAATAGTTGTTTATAAGTTAGTTTATATCAATAATTTTGAGTCTATTTGTAATATCAAAAGGTAAAAGCCACCACCATAAAGGGGCTAAATTAAAACAAAAAAAATGAAAACAGATATACTGAAGGAAAAATACATCAAATACAATCTTACAAAAGATGACGTATTCAAACACGCTCACTACATAATTATTACAAGGTCAGGAATAGATAAAATTCAAGCACTTGAGGGAATTACTATTGATTACGAGGTTATAAATTGCGAGAAAAATTTTTGTGTAGTAAAAGCAAATGCTAATAAGGCTGAAGCAAATATACAAACATTCGGATCAGCTTTAAAGGGATCAGGGTTTAAAGATGGAAATTGCAACTCATGGTATGTAATGGAGATGGCAGAAAAAAGAGCAATGAGCAGAGCAGTCTTAAAACTAACAGGCTTTTATGAGCTTGGAGTATTTGGGGAAGATGAAGCAGAAGATTTTAAAAGAAAATAAATTAATCAATAAAGACCTGCAAAAACAGGCAAAATAAAAGAATGGAAAAAAGAGCAGTAAAAATCAAATCAACAGAAGGTTTAGCACCTAATATTGCAAGCTACCTTAAAGGTAAATTATTTGTAGTGGGAGAGATGATACATGGGGAACAGTTACACTACATAGTAGAAAATAGTACAGGTATTAAATGCCAAGTCCCTTCAAAACAATGTGAATTAAAAACAACTAAAACAAAAAAAATAAAATAAAAATGGAAATAAAAGGAATACTATTAAAAAAACTTGACCTAGAAACAGGAATAAGCAAAGCAGGAAAAGAATGGGAAAAACAATCAATAGTTTTAGACATTGGGGGGGACTTCAATAATGAAGTTTGTATAAGTGCTTTCGGGGATAAAGTAAAACAAATTAGAGATAAAGAGATTGGAATGCATTTAACAATTCTTTGTAATGTTTATTCACGAGAATTTAAAGGTAAGTATTACAACTCAATAGATGGATACCACTTTACAAATACATCTAATAAACCTGAAGAAATATCAGGAAGGGCATTAAATGTTCATTTTGAAGGGACTACACCTGAAGATTTACCATTTTAATATGAGTAAAGAAAAAACATTCATCAGTCTATGTAACCTCACTACTGAAATAGTGGGGTTGCCTATAGGCTCTTTGTCTTGCAAGTCAAGAAAACAAATATATCAAGTACCAAGAGCAGTAGTAAGTATTGTTGCTAGACTTGAAGAAAATGTTCATCAGACTATTATAGCAAAGGAATTAAAAAGACATAGAAGTAATATATATCATTATGAAAAAATGCATGTAGCAAACTACAAGAGCTTTAAAAAATACAGAGATCTATTTATTGAAGTATCGAAATCCTATGCAAGCATTAAAAAAAATAAACCTAAATTCAAAACAAAAAAAAGATTAAAAGCATTTCTTACTGAAAATAATATAAAGTCAAGCGAAATATTTCAGACTACATTAAATGTAAGGGTAGGTAATTTTGATGTGGATTTAAAATTAAGTTACAAGGACTTCTATAATGTAATTGAAATTATTAAATTTGCTCTCGCAGATTATGATTATGAATACAAAGTGATATGAAAAACCTTTTAAGCAGTACAGCTTTTATTATAATGAACAAAGAACTAGCAAGAAGTATAGGGTTAAAAGAGTCTATCTTGTTAGCAGACTTAATTAGTAAAGAGGAATACTTTATAAAAAATGGCACAATTAGTGAGGGGTGGTTTTTTAATACTGAAGCTAATATTGAAGCAGATACTACTCTTAACCCCTATCATCAGAGAAAGTGCCTTAAAACTCTTAGGAAGTATGAAATAATAGAAACTAAGCGTAAAGGAATACCTGCAAAACAATACTTTAAAATAAATGAATATAAAGTTATGCAAATTTTAAACAACTTGGTAGTTAAAGATTGCACAACTATTAATAAGAATAAAGAAATAAAAATAAATAATAATCTTATACTACAAAGGAGAGATGATTTTATTTTAGATGTAAGATCTTTTGATTATGATAAAAATATTTTAGAAAGTTTTTTAGATTATTGGACAGAGCCTAACAAGTCAAACACTAAGATGAAATTTGAACTAAATAAAACTTGGAAAACAGCGTTAAGATTAAAGACTTGGGTAGCTAATAAAAAGAAATGGGATAAACCACAAGCTAGTAAAAATACAATGTCTAAATTAGATGCACAGATAAACGAATGGAATAAAGCAAAAGAATTATTATGAAAAAAGAAAAATTGTACGATCCTGTTTCATGTGGAACATTCAGGATGATGTTTGGTTTTAAGATGTCAAACATATATAAAATAAACAGAAACTATAAATACATAAAAGGAATAAAACAAACAGATAAAAATGATACTATTAAAAAAAGAAGAAATACAGACTCTCACAGTTAAGGTTTTAGATTTACTAGCAAAGACTTCTGTAGAGATAGGACATAGGTCTGATGCAAAGACTTTAGCGAGTCTGAGTAAGATATTTGCAGCAGACTTAATACAAGAAAAAAGGTTTGGCAATATGACATGGAACCAAGTCCTAGATGCTTTTCATATAGGAGTAAGGTTTGGAAAAGATGAACCCTTTTTAAATATCAGAACTTTTTACAAGTGGGTATATGCTCATAAGAAAGTAATAGATGATGCCACTTATCAGACAGAAACTTTAAAGCAAAAGAATGTACTTTATTATCAAGAACCTATAAAACTTTTAAAATGAATTCAGCACACTTACAAATCGCTCACAGTATAAATAAATCTAATTTAGAAGTAATGGATTGGATGGAAAATTTTATGAACTATGTAGAAAAAGACAATTTAAAACTATATGAAAAGGCAAGAAAATATGCTGATAAATTAGAAAGTGAAAACAAAAAAAAAGAAGAAGAAAAAATAGAATACACTTGTTGCGGTGATGAAGTAAAAGGAATTATTGAAGATATTAGAATTTGCCCAACTTGTAAAGAACACTTTTAAAATATGAATATAAGACAAACATCAATAGATTGCTTTATTAAAATAAAACAAGAGGGATTATTAAGTAAAAGAAGACTTGAGGTTTATGAGGCAATATTAAAAAATGCACCTTGCACAACAAATGAGGCGCTAAAAGATATTCATTCTGGCTCTCATGGAGTAGGTTCAAGAACTACTGAATTGAGAGATGCAGGAGTTATATATGAGAAAGATGTAAGACCTTGTAATATAACAGGAAGAAATGTTATTGAATGGGATTTAACTGATAAGTTACCATTTAACAATAAAGTGCCGAGCAAAACAAAGAGCCAAAAAAAGAGAGAAGCTTTAGATGCTTTGCGTTTATTATATAAAAAGAAAGTAAAAGATTATAGTACGGATGAGGATTGGAAAATAGTAGCTAATTTAATTAATAGTATATGAAAACAGTCAATAGTTTAAGGAAAAAGACAATCAGTAAGCTTAAAAAAGAACTTGATAAATGGTTTAGCTTGTTCATAAGACTTAGAGATGTAAATGAATATGGAATGATACAATGCTTCACTTGTGGAGTAGTTAGAGGATACAAAGATGGAATGCAAAACGGTCATTTCCAATCTAGGAAACACTTAGCAACAAGATTTGATGAAGAAAATTGTCAGGTACAGTGTGTAAAATGTAATATGTTTTCTCAGGGAGAACAGTTCAAGTTCGGAATTAATTTAGATACTAAGTATGGAGAAGGTAAAGCAGAGGAATTACAATACTTAGCTAGAACAACTTTAAAGTTAAGCAGGTATGATTATGAAGATAAGATAAGTTATTACGGTACACTTGTTGAAAAGTTAAAAAAAGAAAAAGGAATTCAGTAACTTTTTTTTTAACTTTGGCGTATGACAGAACCAATTTACGCAAATGAAAAACATAAAACAGTAATAGATACCTACTTAGTTATGTGCCAAGAGTTTGCTAAAGATGTTAGTACAAAAAGTAGATACAATAATTATTTAGAGGTAGTGGAAATTATAATTGAATACCATAATAATTACGGAGCAGGACAGAGGGAAAACAACTTTTGGGATTGGATGATGATTATACCAATAAATTTAGCAGTAGCAACAAATGGGTTCTTTGCAGGAGTAGAAACAAAAAGTAATGCAGCAGTAGTAAGAGCGTATCGAATAGTATTAGATGAGCTAACACAGAATACTGTAGATGAAATTGATAAAATAGAAATAATAAATGACTAGTATTTATGTAGAAATATCTAAATTGTCAAGTAAGTTTAGGACTATGGCATACGGATTAACTACAGATGAGAATGAAGTTAATGAAGCAGTACAAGAGCTGATGCTTTATTTCCTACAGATGAACCCTGAAACTTTGAAATCAATTTGGGATAAAGATGGAGTATTAGGAATTACAAAGTATGGAGCAGTAGCATTAAGGAGAGCTTTAACAAGTCCGAGAAGTAACTACTATTATAAATACAAAAAATATTACTCACACATACAAGATTATAATGAGTATGAAGAAGGGGAGCATATAAGGGGAAACCATAAAGGAATACATAACATACCAAATATAAAAGTAGATAACAATCAATGGGTGCAACTAGAAAGCATTGATCAAATATTAGCTAAAGATTTCAAATGGTATGATAAAAAAGTATTTGAGCTTTATTACTATGAGGGCAATACTTTGGACTCACTCGCAAAGAAAACAGGAATAAGTAGGAACAGCTTGTTTACAACAATAGATAAGGTCAGGACTATATTAAAAGAAAAACTGAATGAGTAATTTTTTTACTTCAGATAAAATATACAAAGAAAGAATAAGTATTTGTAAAAGCTGTGTTTATTATTTTAAACCAACAGGTCAATGTAAACGCTGCCTATGTTTCATGAAAGTGAAATCAAGAATTTCAAATTTAGAGTGTCCTGAAAAATACTGGCTTGCTACAAATGTAGTAGAGGTCATGGAAGTTATACCAAAAGAAATAGTACAGGAGGTTTTATTAGTGTGGGAAGATTTAAAAACAGGAAGGGCTAAAGATCAAGCGGCAAAAAAGAAAATGATCGAACTATATAATACAATTTACAGTAGTAATTTCTCAACAAGGACAAATTGCAGCTCATGTATAGCAACCTGTTACAATGGGATAAAAAATATATATGAAGAATACTCAGAAAATAATTAATAATAAATACAGGGTAAGACCTAAAAGCATTTAATTTTTCAGAACTGAGTAGTAGAGGGGGGTTTTCAGATGCCCCCCAATACAATAAACAAAGAAATATGGAGCAAAAAATACAAAGGGCAGCTTTAATATTATTGATACTAATGTTAGTTCTATCACTTGTAATAAAGAACAAAGAAGTAAAAGTAGATGATACAGAGAATACTTGGAAGGGAAACAACGGAATTGAATTTAATGAATAAAATAATAAACATGAATAAAAATATAATAGTAATATGGCCATAGAAAGAACATACAAAACAATTAAATGGATATTGAAAGACAATATTAAAAAAAATGTCAGAAGTCTTTGGACTTGGAAGGATGATAACTTTACAATGATATATGAAAACTATAGCGGAGATGATAGAATTTATACAAACTCTCAGCTTTTAAAAATTTTAAACAAATGATTATATTTACAGTACTAGGAATTTTTACAGCAATCTTTTTTGTGGTTATTATTCTAATGAGCATAATAGAAACAAGGATTAAGAACAGAACCAAAAAACAGTTATTCTATAAAATGGATAAGGTAGTAACCAAAACAGGAGGACTAGAAAATGACAGGATAAATGAAAGACCATAAAGTTAATCCTAAAATGCTATTAAGAAAGGATGAGCTAGACTACAGTAAGAATAAGATTCCTAACTACTACATTGGAAGTCGGTATAAGTATGAAGCAAGGAAGGTAATAGAGGACTTTGAACTCGGCTATAATACAGGAACGGCTGTAACTTACTTGTTAAGAGCTGAAAGGAAACACGCTAGTCCTGTAGAGTGCATACAGAAAGCTATTAATCATTTACAGTTTGAATTAGATAAATTAAAGAAGTGATAGATTTAAGACTAGGCGATTGTTTAGAGGTAATGAAGTCTATACCTGATGCAAGTATTGATGCAATCATAACAGACCCTCCTTATGGTACTACTGCGTGTAAATGGGATTCAGTAATAGACTTTGAATTAATGTGGGAGCAACTCAACAGGATAATAAAGCCTAATGGAGCAATAGTTTTATTTGGAAGTGAACCATTTAGTTCTGCTTTAAGAATGAGTAATATTAAAAATTATAAGTATGATTGGATATGGCAAAAAAACAGACCGTCTCTATTCCAGCATGCAAAAAGAAGACCAATGAAGGATCATGAAAATATATGCGTATTTTACAGTAAGCAAGTGACTTACAATTTAGAGTTAAGAGATAAAAAAATTCCTACAAATAATTATAGAAAAAACAAGTCAGGTACTTTCATGAGTGGAGGTTGTGATAACAAAAATCAAATACAAACAAAGACAGGATACCCTAGGCAGATAATTAATTGCGGAATGCACAATGTAGGTCAAGTACATCCAACACAAAAACCAATAGCATTAATGGAGTACCTAATAAAAACTTATACAAATGAAGGTGAAGCAGTATTAGACTTTACTATGGGTTCAGGAAGTACAGGAGTAGCTGCTAAGAATCTAAACAGAAAGTTTATGGGAATAGAGCAAGAAACTGATTACTTTAACATAGCAACAGATAGAATTAACAAGGAAGAAAAACAATTAAAGATATTATGACACTATACACTTGCAAATGTGGTAACACTAGAGAGCTAGCGAAAGTAACCATAGTACATAGGGACGGTAATTGGGAAGCAAAGGAATCTGAGTGCGAGTGTGGGTTGTACATGGATAGCGTGCCAACAGAAGGAATACCAACTTTACAGAGAACAGAACCTAGCCTAAGCAAGAATAGAGAAAACTTATGGAAAGGATTTAAAGAAAAAGCTACAGGTACAAGAGGCATCAATGAGGACTTTTAAATAAATTACATTAATTTCTATTATATACTATGAAACAACAAGTTAAGATCAGTAAAGTAAAGGGAAACCCAAGCAACCCTAGAATAATTAAGAATGATAAGTTTAAAAAGCTAGTAAAGTCAATACAAGAATTTCCTGAAATGTTAAAGCTAAGACCTATTGTAGTTGATGAGGACATGATGGTACTAGGTGGCAATATGAGATTAAAGGCAAGTAAAGAAGCAGGACTATCAGAAGTATGGATAGACATAGCTGAAGGACTTACAGAAGAACAGAAGAAAGAGTTTATAGTTAAAGACAATGTAGGGTTTGGAGAATGGGAATGGGATATACTAGCAAACGAATGGGATAGCGTACAACTGGCTGAATGGGGTTTAGATGTATGGGAAAACCTAGATGATGCAGAACCTGAATCAGGACTTATTGATGATCATGAAATACCTGAAGTAACTGAAAGCATAGTTAAGCGTGGGGATATTTGGCAACTAGGAGAGCATAGGATAATGTGTGGAGATAGTACAAGCTCAGATGATGTAGAGAAACTAATGAATGGAGAAAAAGCTGATATGGTATTTACAGACCCTCCTTATGGAGTTGACTATATTGGTGGAAGTAAAAAAAGAGATGGATTAAGAGGAGATGAAAAAGAAACTACTATATATGAAGATGTAATTCCTATTATATCAGATATTTCAAATGGCCCTTGTTATGTATGGTATGCAGATAAAAACCCTAACGGACTTTATAGTGCTGTAAAAAAATATGGAGAAATACATTCAGTTATTATATGGAATAAAAATAACAGCACCTTTAATATGAATATACATTATAAGGCGAAACACGAACCTTGTTTATATTGGAAACCAAAAAACAAAACTTTAAAATGGATAGGAAATAATAAAGAAGAAACTGTTTGGAATGTAGATAGAGAAAGCTCTAATAAATTACACCCTACACAAAAACCAATACAACTTGCATTAAGAGCAATAGGAAACCATAAAGCAAATATTGTAGCTGATTTATTTTTAGGAAGTGGCTCAACACTAATAGCAGCAGAAAAACTTAAAAGAAAATGTTACGGAATGGAGTTAGATGAAAAGTATTGTGATGTAATAATAGAAAGATGGGAACAATTTACAGGACTTAAAGCAACTATAATAAATGGAACAAAATAGAACAAAAATAGCAAAGGAGCAAATGCTTAAAGCACTAGAGGGAAGTCTAGGTATAGTAACAACAGCTTTAAAGTCTTGCGACCTATCAAGAACTAACTACTACAAGTGGTTAAAAGAAGATGAAGTATTTGCACAAGCAGTAAATGATGTTGAGTTAATAGCTAAAGACTTTGTGATGTCAAAATTTTATGAATGTATAAAAGACAAAGTACCATCAGTAGTAATTCACGGAGCAAAGAACATATTAGGTATGAACGAAACAAACAGAGTAGATTTAACATCAGGAGATAAAGCCCTTAACCTTCCTTTAATTACATTCATTGACACTGATACTGAGTAAGAAATACAATCCTTTATTTGACTCAAAGGCTAGATACTTTATTATAACAGGAGGTAGGGGTTCAGGAAAGTCTTTTGCAGTTACAGTCTTTCTTACACTCTTAACA